AAAAGTTTGGTGATCCGACACAGCTCGAGCGCTACCAGACCTTCTTCCTCGACTCGATCACGCAGCTGTCCCGCCAGTGCTTCGCGTGGTGCAAGACGCAGCCGGGTGCCGTCAGCGACCGCTCGGGTAAGCCTGACCTGCGCGCGGCCTATGGCCTGCTCGGCCAGGAAATGATCAGCGCATTGACCCACTTGCAGCACGCACGCGGCAAGAACGTGGTGTTCGTGGCGATCCTCGACGAGCGGCTCGATGACTACAACCGCAAGGTGTTCGTCCCGCAGATCGAAGGCAGCAAAACCAGCCTGGAGCTGCCCGGCATCGTCGACGAGGTTGTGACGCTGGCCGAGATCAAGGCCGAGGACGGCAGCACCTACCGCGCCTTCGTCACCCACACCGTCAATCCCTACGGCTTTCCGGCCAAAGACCGCAGCGGTCGCCTCGACCTGCTGGAGCCGCCGCATCTCGGCGCGCTGATCGCCAAGTGCGCAGGCGCTTCCGCCGTGCCTGCCAGCGCCGCCACCTCCGCACACATCGAATCTCAGGAGTAATCGCAATGACCGCATGGAATGACTTCAACGACGCCGACGCCCAGCAATCCGGCTTTGATCTGATCCCCAAGGGCACCGTTGTCCCGGTGCGCATGACCCTCAAGCCCGGTGGCTATGACGACCCGTCGCAGGGCTGGGCCGGCGGCTACGCCACCGAATCTTTCGAGACCGGCTCGATCTACCTTGCCGCCGAATTCGTGGTCACCGCTGGTGACCACGCCAAACGCAAGATGTGGTCGAACATTGGCCTGCACTCCAAGAAGGGGCCGACCTGGGGCCAGATGGGGCGCAGCTTCATTCGCGCGGCGCTCAACAGCGCCCGCAACGTTCATCCGCAGGACAACAGCCCACAGGCTTCTTCTGCGCGCCGCATCCAGGGCTTCCATGAACTGGATGGCCTGGAGTTCCTCGCCCGCGTCGACATCGAGAAGGACGGCAAGGGCCAGGACCGCAACGTGGTCAAAGTGGCGGTCGAACCCGATCACCCCGACTACGCCAAGTTGATGGGTGTGCCGACCAAGGCTTCGGGCGGCGGATCTTCCGGGGCTCCGGCGCAGGCAGCACCCGCGTACCAAGCACCGGCTCCGCAACGCGCACCCGTGACGGGCAAACCGGCGTGGGCGCAGTGAGGGAGGTGGCCATGAACGCATCCATCCTCACTGCCAGCCACTACGGCGTCGTGCATTTCGGCGATCTCGACTGCGAGGCGGTCGTGCTCACCACCGGCGAGCGCGGCTACGTCCGCAAGGAACTGGCCAAGCTCCTCGGTTTTCACGAATCGCACAAGGGTGGCCGTTTCGCCCGTTTTCTGGCCGACATTGCACCTAACTCATTGTCTCTATTGGAAAAATCATCCGGGCCGATTTTGCTGCCATCGGGACGCCAGACCCAGTTCTTCCCTGCAGGCATCATCGCGGACGTGGCCACCTCCGTGGTGGACGCAGCCATTGCAGGCACGCTGCACCGCGCACGCCAGGGCATCGTCGGTAACTGCCTGACGATCATGCGCGCTCTTGCCACCACTGGCGAGGTCGCGCTGATCGACGAGGCCACTGGCTACCAGCACCACCGCGCACCGGATGCGCTGCAGGAGCTGATCTCCAAGTTGCTGCGCCAGTCCTGCGCATCGTGGGAGCGCCGCTTCCATCCGGACTACTACCGCGCCATCTATCGGTTGTTCGGCTGGAAGTACCAGGGCCACGACCAGAACCCTCCGCACGTCGTCGGCCAGATCACGCTGCGCTGGGTCTACGGGCCGGTGCTGCCAGAAGACTTGCTGGGCGAGATCCGCAATCGCAAGGGCATCTCGCAGAAGCACCACCAGTGGCTGTCCGATCAGGGACTTGCGCATCTGGAATCGCAGATTCACGCCGTCACGGCGATTGCGCGCAGCTCGATGAGCTACCCCGACTTCAAGCGCCGCTGCGAAGCCGCTTTCGCTGGTGCTGCCCTGCAGTTGGGCCTGCTGCTCGATGAACTCGAGGAGGGGGCGTGAAATGCTGGGCCTGCAAACGACAGGCCCGGGGCTACGGCCACACCGACAACCGCCACGGTGTGGGCGATCCCCGGCGCTATCCCATCGACTGGGTGTTCTGCTCGCGTCGCTGCCAGGACGCATTTCACGCGCTGTACGGCAACTGGCAGCGGGCCAAGGAAGGTCGCATCGACAAGACGGAGGTCGCCATGATTGATCCGTCTGATGTCGAACTGGCCGCAATGCGTCATTGCCTCAAGGCCTTCGGCGAGGCAGCGGGCGAGATCGGCTTCACCAAGCCGCTGGGCGATTACTCCGAAGCCGAGGCCCTGCGGGTGATCGACGCCATCGTCACTTGCTGGTCGGACGCAATGGTCGCGCACCACGAGTCCAGCAAGTTTCCGCCCGTTCGGGGCTTGCCGCCCACGCCCGATCCGCTGGCACCCAATGCCGCCAATCCGTTCGCGGATCTGGAGGACGACCTGCCTTGGGAAGAACCGAAGGGGAAGAAGCCATGATGGACTTCAATTCCTCATCGAGCATCGCGGGCCAGGTCTCCGCCCTGGTCGACGCCGGTTTGCAGCAGGCCCGCGCCCGCCAGTCTGAGCGCCAGTACCTCGGGGCCTCGCGCCTTGGGGTGGCCTGCGAGCGTGCGCTGCAGTTTGAGTACGCCAAGGCTCCCATCGACCACGGGCGGGACACCCCGGGCCGGATGCTGCGCATCTTCGAGCGTGGCCATGTCATGGAGGACTGCATGGTCGCGTGGCTGCGGGACGCGGGTTTTGACTTGCGCACCCGAAAGGCCGACGGCGAGCAGTTCGGCTTTTCGGTGGCCGATGGTCGCCTGCAGGGACACGTCGACGGCGTCGTCGTTGGAGGCCCCGAGGGCTTCGCCTATCCCGCGCTATGGGAGTGCAAGTGCCTGGGCAACAAGTCCTGGAGCGACCTGGAGAAAAAGGGCTTGGCCATCTCCAAGCCCATCTACGCCGCGCAAGTGGCGATTTACCAAGCCTATCTCGAACTGCACGAGCACCCGGCGATCTTCACGGCGCTCAACGCCGACACGATGGGGATCTACACCGAGCTCGTGCCCTTTGACGCGGCGCTGGCCCAACGCATGTCGGATCGGGCAGTGAAGGTCATCACGGCGACCGAGGCTGGCGAGCTTCTGCCACGCGCCTTCGTTGACCCGACCCACTTCGAATGCCGGATGTGTGCGTGGCAAGACCGCTGCTGGAGGACAACATGAGCAACGACACGCAATTCATCGGTGGGGTCGAACCGATGATCGACGCCAAGCAGGCCGCTGCCGCACTGCGACTGCCGTACTACTGGTTCGCTGATCCGCAGATGCGCAGCAAATACAAGATTCCCCACTACCTGATGGGCGGTCTGGTGCGCTATCGACCATCAGAACTGTCCGCGTGGGCCGCGCGCAGCACCGCCGCGCAGGGGCGCAACGGAGACGCCGATGTTGAGGAGGCCGAATGACGCTCGACTTCAACGACATCGCGCCACTGCCCGACCCCACCCGCCGCAGCCTCGGCGATGCCGAACGCGAAGAACTGCGTGCCGAACTGCTCGCGCGTCTTGAATCCGTTCTGATCACCTTGTTCCCGGCGGGCAAGAAGCGCCGTGGCAAGTTCCTGATCGGCGACGTGCTGGGTAGTCCAGGCGACAGCCTCGAGGTGGTGCTCGATGGCGAGAAGGCTGGACTGTGGACAGATCGCGCCACCGGCGACGGTGGCGACATCTATGCACTGATTGCGGCGCACCTCGGCATCGACGTGCCGGGCGACTTCCCGCGCGTGCTCGACGCCGCCGCCGATCTGATCGGACGCTCGCGTTCCGCACCAGTACGCAAGGCCAACAAGAAGGACGTGCCGGTCGACGAACTCGGCCCCGCCACCGCGAAGTGGGACTATCTCGACGCCCAAGGCCATCTCATCGCCGTCGTCTACCGCTACGACCCGCCCGGACAGAAGAAGCAGTTCCGGCCCTGGGATGCGAAGCGGCGCAAGATGGCACCGCCCGACCCGCGTCCGCTCTACAACCAGTCAGGAATGACCAGTACCGCGCAGGTGGTGCTGGTCGAAGGCGAGAAGTGCGCGCAGGCCCTGATCGACGCGGGCATCGTGGCCACCACGGCGATGCACGGCGCGAACGCTCCGGTTGAAAAGACCGACTGGTCGCCGCTGTCTGGAAAGGCCGTGCTGATCTGGCCCGACCGCGACAAGCCGGGCTGGGAGTACGCCACGCAGGCGGCACAGGCCATCTTGTCGGCGGGGGCCAAATCCTGCCACGTCCTCTATCCGCCCGAAGAGGCTGCAGAGGGCTGGGACGTGGCCGATGCCATCGCCGAGGGCTTTGATGTCGCCACCTTCCTCACCCACGGGCCGCGCCTTCAGATGCACGACGTGGCCGATGACGTTGATCCAGTCGTCAGCAGCGACGAGTCCGTCTGGGGTACGGAGGACGCGCTGGCGCTGTCCTTCACGCGCCGCTACCACCGCGACTGGCGCTACGTGGCTGGCTGGGGCAAGTGGCTGGTGTGGGACGGGCAACGCTGGCGCACCGAGGACACGCTGGCGGCCACGGACTTGATCCGCAGCGTCTGCCGCCAGACGGCTGTGCGCGCCGACAACCCCAAGGTCGCCGCCAAATTGGCCAGCGCAGGAACGGTCGGCGGTGTGGAGCGCCTGGCGCGCGCTGATCGCAGGCACGCGGCCACCACCGACGAATGGGATGCAGATCCGTGGCTTCTCAACACGCCGGGCGGTGTGGTCGATCTCAAGACAGGCCGGATGCGCACGCACGAGCGCGCCGACCGGATGACCAAGATCACCACAGCCACGCCCAGTGGCGACTGCCCGACCTGGAGGCAGTTCATCGATGAGGTCACGGGTGGCGACCAGGAACTTCAGTCCTACCTGCAACGGATGGTCGGTTACGCGCTGACCGGGTCGACGCAAGAGCACGCGCTGTTTTTCCTGTACGGCACAGGCGCGAACGGCAAGTCGGTGTTCGTCAACACGCTGGCCA